ATGGCCACAATCAGAAAGCGGGAAAACGGATGGCAGGCGGAGGTCTGTTGCAACCGCGTTCGTCGTGCAAAGACGTTTGCGCGGAAGGATGAGGCGAAGCGCTGGGCTGCGAAGACCATGCTGGAACTGCAGTCTGGTGAGAAGGCGGAGACACGATGGACGCTCGCTGAGCTCTGCGAAGAGTTCGAGAATGTGGAAGGGCCGACTCGCGGCAATAAGCGCTACGAGATGATCAAGCTCCGGTGGTGGGGAAATTCCGCACTCGGAAGCTTAAGGGCTGCCGACATCACAGTCGATCATCTTCAGGATTTTCTCGACGCCCGAGCGCGCCAGGTGCAGCCTTCCTCCGCAAGAAGGGAGTTCATTCTTCTGCAGTCTGTCTTCTCATGGGCGGTGCGGCGGCACTACCTGAAGGCGAATCCGTGCCATGAAGTGAAGAAGCCTGCAGACAATCCTCCGCGGGAGCGGACGGCCTCGGCTGAAGAAATAGAGAAGCTCTGCGTTGCGGCAGGATGGGAGTGTGGCACGGTTCCAACTACCGCTATTCAGAGATCGATTGCGGCCTTCGTGCTTTCCTGCCTTACAGGAATGCGGGGTGGCGAGATCATCCGGATACGCGAGTCCTTTATCAATTTTGACGCGGGGACGATTACGCTTCCTGCTGCCATAACGAAAACGAGAACCCGCAGGGTGGTTGCGTTCGGGAAAGAGGCGGGCGAAATTCTTAAAGCGGTAATGACGCTCGGGCTTGATCCAATCTTCGGATTGATTGATCAGCAGAGGGACACCTTGTTCAGGAAAGCTCGCGACAGGGCCGGGCTGGGGGATGAAATGGAGGACGGGGTTCTGGTGCGCCAGGGCCTCCACTTTCATGACGGGAGGGCTACTTTCTGTACATGGGCGGCATCCCCTGGACCTGATGGGGAGCCGCACCTCGATGTGCTGTCACTTGCGAAGCAGATCGGGCATAAGAACCTGAGGCAGCTTATGACGTACTTCAGGCCTCGTCCTGAAGACTTGGCTAAGCGCCTTGCCTGATATTGTTGACGATTCGCCAATTGACCTGTTCCCCCATTTGCTCCTCTCGCCGGGCCCTGAGGTACTGGAGCACCTCTGTCCGGAACCATCGGGGACGGCGCGAAGAGAGGTAGATCGGTGTTGGGAAGTGAGGCTCTGAAAGAAGACCATCCAGCACGGAGCTCTTCTTTGGGAGCTTGCAGAGGACGGCTACTTCCTCACGGCCCAACAGCTCATCATTCGCGTTCATACCGCCTCCGCTTCTGTTGTGCCTTCTTCTCCCGCCATCGCCTTCTTGCGTCCTCTATTTTTGCCTGAGGCCCCGGACGGTCGCATTGGCCTGACATGATGTTCGAGAAAGACGCTAGCTACAGCAAAAATCACCCAGCTCATAACTTATCTCCATCAGAACGGAACATCCTCATTAGGGACAGATGCTGCGGGCTGTGGTAGATCTCTACCCTTTGCCGCGGCGTACTCGGCCGCCGTGGTCGTCGGCGCAGACTTCCCCTGTGGCTTTGCCCCCAGCTGCAGGGACTCGCAGACAACCTCTGTCGCGTAACGCTCGATACCGTCCTTGCCCGTGTACTTTCGCGTATGCAGCCGTCCCTCGATATAGACCTCAGAGCCTTTCACGAGATATTGCTGAGCGACTTCCGCCTGCCGGCCAAAAACCACGGCGTTATGCCACTCGGTCTCTTCTTTCTTTTCACCATCCCGGCCCTTGTAGCGGCGGGTAGTGGCAAGCGCGAGGCGGCAGATTGCCAGCCCCTGCGCGTCGCTCGTCTTGGGGTCTCTCCCCAGGCGACCGAGAAGAATCACCTTATTTACTGATGCCATTGTTGTTCCTTCAGTTGTTCTTCAAAAAGTCCTTGAGTCGCTCAGCCAGCTGCTTATCTTCCTCGGAGAGTGACCCCGGATCCTTTGCGATATAGATCAGGTACCACTCGAAAAAGATCCGCCGGGCTTCTTCCCGTGTGAGCTCAAAGCGCGCGGTATCAGACATGGGCGGCTCCTGCGGCAAGCTGCTTAAGCTCAGAGAGCTGGGAATCGACCTCCGCGAGGAAGCCAAGACACTTCTGCTTCACATCGTCCAGCTCTTCGGCCTCCGGCCTGAAGCGGACGATAAAAAGTTGAAGGGCGCGGTATTCCCCAACAAACCGCGGGTCGTAGTCGACGAAGTCCACATACTCCCGCCCGGTGCAGAGGAGCTGTACACACATCTGCGGACGGTACTCAGGCGGTACGATCCCTTCTCTCACCCGGGCGAGGTGCGTGCTGGAGCAGGGACACTTGATCTCGAGAAGGCCTTTCCCGTCATCAAGGAATCCGTCAGGTGAGGCTCCGAAGAAGGGGATCGTCGGGTGCTTCACAAAGGGAGCATCCAGCACGATCGTCCCTGTGACCTCTTCATAGGCCGCCCGGGCGTCGTCCTCGTGCTCTGTCCCCCACTGCATGGCCGCGGTCGTAAAGTGCTCAACCGGAGCTCCAGTAATCCTCTCGATCAGGACATCCTGAAGAGCTTCGGCATAGGCCGCATAGGGCTTGCCGGACTTCTGACGCGGGACCACCTTTCCGGCCATAGAGGCCGTCAGGCACCCGCAGCGGGCATTGAACCACTCGATGGTCTGCTGATACTTTGAAGACATCACGCCTCCTTTATAGCTTGATCGGCGACACTGGCCCGGCGCTTCAGCTCGTCATGCCAGCCGGATTTCTGCAGCTCTTTCTTTTGGCTTGCGGTCATCGCTTTCCAGGCTTCGCTGTAGGCCGCGATCCCCTGCTGGGCGATCCTGTCGAGGCGCTCGACTTCAGCGGGGGAGATCGACGGCGCCGGGGCCTCGGCTGCTCCGGCCTGCACGGCGTTCCCGTCATCGTCGTCGTCAGACGAGATGCTGAGTACGGCAGAGAGGGAGTAGCGGCGGGCGTAGGTGATCGCGGACCCAAGAGCCTGAGCCGCGTTGCGGGAATCCTTCGGGAGCGGAATCGTGATCTTCCCGCCGGACACCCGGGCGCCGTCCCTGCTGGTCAGGATCGTGAGGCAGGACACCGCCCCCGGCTCGTTTTCGACATCCTGAGAGATGAAGATCCCCTGCGCGTTGAGGGATGGACGCACGGCGTCGAGAATCGCCTCAAGGTCTGCGTAGCGGGACTTGAAAGCCGGATTAACCCTGTTCTTGATCACCTTGCGGAATCCCGCCTGAGCCCGCGCGAGCGCTTCAAAGATCCCGCACGGTGGTACGGGTGTGCGCTGAGCGTCTGCCAGTGACGGCGCGGGGGAAGGAGTGCTCTCTTCGGGAGGGACTGGAGCCTCGCCCACGGTGAGGGAGGGAGTAATCGTCTCCTCAACACCGATGTCTTCCTTGCTGAGTTCAATGCCGTTCATTTGTCGTCCTTAGATGATGTGGATATCGAGGATCCCGAAGAAGGCGAGAAGCGCTGCCGTGATCACGAAGACCGAGAGGAAGGTGACAGCGGCTTCGAAGATCCATCCGAGGATCTCCTTAGCGGTGTCCTCCTCCATGAGGCTCTCGGTCGCTTCACGCTCGCGGCGGGCGGATTCGAACTGGCTTTCTTCCTTGATGCTGTCTTCAGTCATGGCGTGTCTCCTCAGAACTCTTCTTCCTGCTCACGCTTGATGGACTCAAGGTCGTCCATGATTTCGCCTTCATCCGGCATGGCGTAGCCGTCAGAGGCACCTTCCTCGGTGATGTCCCGGGCGAGATCCCGGATGCTGATCCGGCCGATCTCTTCGGCGGCATAGCCGAGAGCCTTGTCATAGGGCGTGTCACCGTCCTCGTCGGCGGAGAGGAGGCTCTCGCTCTCCTTCCAGATGCCGGCAATGGTGATCAATTCGACACCGGGAACAGTGGGGATGCTGTCGATCGGAGCGTCACGGTAGATACCGCGGGAGTCACCAAAATCGGCGCACTCTTCATAGAGACCGTCCTTGGTAGGGGCTGTGGCGAAGATTTCGACCGTCTTCTCGGCGCCGTTTTCGTCCTTTCCGATCTCATCAGACTTGATGGCGGAGATCAGGTCGGTAAGAGCACCGCCAGAGGTGAGCTCGACGTAGAGAAGGAAAGCTTCCGGATCATCGATGTACCCGGCTTCACCGTGACCGATGGAGTCAGCGGCACGCTCGAGGCGGCAGTTGTTGCTGAGCTGAGTGATGGCGGAGTGAACCGCAATGGCGGCAAAAATTTTGTTCCCGTTCGCGTCTTTCGTAACCAACATGATTTTGTCCTTAGAGAGGTTTAACTTTTGTTGGAATGAATATTAACCTAGGTAAACACAAAAGTAAAGAGCGAGAGAGGGTAAGAACAAAAATTTATGAACGTTGGTTAAAGAAAAAGCCGCCCGAAGGCGGCTTTTATTTAGCGGGATAAATGATTTTGGTTAAAGGTCTTTGAAGCACATGCTTTTTACCACGCGACCGATGAACTTGATGGTAGACGGTCCGTCGATTGGGATTTCAAAGGGTTTATAGGCTGTGTTTGTGCTTATGAAGATAAGCTTCCCAGGAGCTTTCTGAACTCGCTTGATGTAGAGCTCGTCATCGATAAGCGCTGCATAAACTCCATCACGAATGAAGTCGTTATCGGATATATCAATGAAAACCGCGTCTCCGTCATTGATGTCTGGTGACATCGAATCTCCCAAGGCGGTGATGACCTTAATGTTGTCCGGCCTGTAATAAGAGAAATTGCGCTCAAACCACCTCTTGGATACTAAAAGCCGCTGGACTTGAGGGACCTGCTCGAAGTTGATAGTCCCATATCCACACGATCCTTTTATGTCGACCCTGTCAATGATGGCCGTTTCTTCTTCATTGAGAGGTGCTAGTTCTCCTCTTCCGTCCATTAACCATATAGGAGAGACGCCAAGCGCTTTGCAAGCGCGAACGACATCTCTGTATTTGGGTTCGAGGGTGACCCCGTCAACCCACTTCTTGATGCCGGCGCCAGATAACCCGGTCGCGCGGCTAAGATCCGCGGCTTGCATTCCTTTTCGGTCCATAGCAAGCCGTAGACGATCATTCCATGATTCCATGTCAATCTCCTAGCTCATGAACTAAGGTTAATTCATTGGTGAAAATTAAGGGTTTACAATGTCATTAACTCAAGTTAAAATACAAAACAACATTATTAACCAAAGTTGTTACCATGATCGACATTTCTATCGAGCGCAGAAAGTTGGCTTACGCCGAGATTGCTTCCCGGTTTGAGTCACAGACACAGATGGCTCTGAGCTTTGGAGTATCGCCAGCAGCTATCACAAAGTGGAAGCGCCTAGGAGTTCCTCAGAGCCAAGTGCCGTTCCTCATGCTGAAGTACCCAAGGCTCAAGGCGTGGGAAGGTCTTCCTCGAGGAGTCTGACCATGCATGGGTACAAGGCTACAGATGTAGCGTGGGAAGCTGACGCCAGAACCATGGCCGAGAGGATGGTTCTGCTGGCTATTGCTAAATACGCTGGAGAGGATCTGAAAGGATTCCCCTCAGTGGCTCGTATTGCTGAAGATTCCTGCATGAATGAAAAGACGGCCTATGCAGCTATTCGCGACCTGAAGAGCCGTGGAGTCATTCGTGTTACCCGTGGGGGAAGAAACAACTCCAACACCTATGAGCTCATTGAGGTCGGTACACCCAAAAACGGTAGTACCGAAAACGGTAGTACCAAAAACGGTACTACCAAATTTGGTAGTTCCGGTACACCCAAAAACGGTAGTTCCGGTACACCCAATTTTGGGGGTCTAACAAATCAATTAACAGATCAGAGAACAGATAAAGGTAATAAGTACCACCACCTCGTTGACGGTGTTGCCCCCGTACAAATCTGTACCTCCGCACAGAACTGTACCCACCCAAAGAAAGAGAAAACCAAAACTCAGGCATTCAAACCTCCAGAGCTCGGCGTCGAACTCACTGAAACCGCTTTTAAGGACTGGATGACGGTACGAAAGGCGAAGCACTCACCGCTCACCGAGACGGCATGGAAGCACTTCAAAGCCCAGGTCGTTAAGTCTGGTCTCTCAGTCCAGCAAGCGGTTGAGCTATGCGCCACACGGGGATGGATCTCGATCAACGCCGATTGGCAGGCGGTTAAGGATTACGAGAAAGAGACCGACTCACGCTCCAGCATGGATAGGACGGTAGCCAACGTCATCAAGGCTCTGGGGATCACAGACGACACGAAGGAAGAGGAAAAGGACACTGTAGATGACTGGATTTAAGTACGAAGGATCTGACGTCAAGCAGATCACCGATCAGGTTACGGGGCTCGCTGATCTCTTGGGAGCCAAAACCCCATCAGAAAAGGGACTCGTCCTCTGGGTTTCTTGTCTCAAGGATGAAGTCCCGGCATGGGCGGCTATATCAGCGCTTACGGATTGGCCGAAGCGACACAGCAAGATGGCTGCGCCGTCAGACATCGTGAAGTCTGCCAAGGAAATCCGTGAGCGGGCTCAAGAGAAGAAAGTTCAGGAAGACAGCGCCAAAGAGGTGACGATTTCCGCAGTGACTCCCGCTGATCCCGCGGTCAATGCCGCTTACCACCGCTGGCTAACTGCGAGACATGATCTCCCAGCGCTGACCGGAAAAGAGTGGATGTGGCGGAAGCTGATCGCCTACGTCGAGCATCGCCCGCTCAGGCTCGAGGATGAGCTCTTTGTCCGCAAGCAGTTCGGGGATACTCCGTCAGAGTCTGCGATCACTGAAGCGAGAGAAGGTCTGAGAAAGAGAGAAGAGGCAGAAGCCGCGATCCCTCCATTCCTTACTCTGATCGCCGAGGAGCGAGCTAAAAGCGCCAAAGGTTCAGTTGTACCGGCTACCGCCAGGAAGACGCTTGCAGGCGGTCCTGGCGCCAGAGAGGACGATATCCCTGAGTGGGTCTCTTCCTATTCCTCCGATTCTTTCGACGATATCCCCTTCTAAGAGGAGTGAGCATGATCCCAGCCAGTTTCGTTTCCTACACGCTCACGCAGCCAGTCGCCAGAGTCGCCGAGATAGCCGATGCCAAGGAAAAGGCAGCCAAAGATAGGGCCGTCAGAGTCCTGACTGATGAGCGGATGTCCCCGCTGGAAGACCTGCAAAAGTGCGAGGAGCACTTCCAAAAGGTATCGGCTTATGTCGAGGCAAGACGAGAAATCATCTCCCACGCCAAGGGCGCGAGGATCTTCCCTGACGTCATCCCTGAAGATGTCTGGAAGTCTCTGGATATCCTCTGCCGGACTGCACCGGCTATGTACCTTGAAGCCCGGCTAAAGGTCACCATAGGCGTCATCGCGGGCGCGTATAAGCGAAAGGGGATAGTCCGTCCTTCTGTCCACGATCATCGCCTGGTGCCGGATGCTTCATGGGTGAAGACTGACAGCGATGTCCGAAAGTACATCAAGCAGCTCAGGGCGTTGCCTGACGGTAGCAGAAAGCGCTTCCCGGCAGTGATTCGGGAGCATATCGCTCGAGCATCGATGAAGCTGCCAATCCCGGTAGTGGCAGACCGATTTGGGATCTCCACCTGCTATGTGGGCGAGGTCCGGAGGGAATTCAAGGAAAAGCAGGAGGAGAAAAGTGAGTTTTGAGTTTGGCTTCCAGGTGCCGGGTAAAGCGAGAGGAGCCGCCCGGCCTCGGTTCATGAGGAACGGTCACACCTATATCCCGGATGAAGACCGACGGTACCGCGCTTTCGTCCAGTCAATGGCGAGAAAGGCGATTGCCGGGACGCAGTACACAGGGAAAGATGCGCTCTCTTTTGCGGTCGATATCCTTGTCTGCTGTAAGGTACCCGTCTCATGGACCAAGGCAAAGAAAGCAGCGGCGCTCCGGCAAGAGATTTCTCCCGGGAAACCAGACGCCGATAATGTCGCCAAAATCGTCTTAGACAGCCTCAACGACATCGCATGGGTGGATGACAGCAAAGTGTCCATCCTGACCGTCAGGAAGCAGTACAGCGACGCCTATGAGGGTATCCGGGTATGGGTGGAGGCAGAACCGACAGACAGGAGAGAAGCGTGATCGATCAGGAACTCGATTTCCGGCTCACTAACTGGGCCAGATACTACAGAGACAGGCCTAAGGTCCATGTTCCTATGCTGGCGAAACTGATTGCTCTCTTAGGAGCACCGGAGGATTTTTATCAGGATGATTCAAAAAGCTATGACCCGATAGACCCTGCCGATGCTGCACTGGTAGAAAAAGCTCTCTGTTCGCCGCTTTATCCAGAAAAATACCGCCTCATGATGTGCGTGCTTTACCTTAGGCCGGGAATCCGCGTAAAAAGGCTGGGAAGGGCTTTGGGATTAAACAGGCATAGTTTTTGTGAGGAGACTCGACGCGCGAGCGTGATGCTCAAGAACATCCTCGATTTTTACTCCAGAGATAAAACTGTTGATTTCAAAGAGGATAAGGCGTAAACTATGAAATATCAGTAAGCGAAAGACGCCAGTTTCATATTTAGGGGTGGCCGATGGCCATCCTTTTTGCACCCGCGAGAAACGTAAGCCCGATGATTCCAAGATCACCGGGTTATTTTTTATGCCGGGCTGGTTTGCCCTTGAGTTTGCTTGGATTCTCTTATGCCTCTTCTCCATATTTGCGCTTACCCAGGCTGCCATACGCCAGTGCCTCTGGGCGTTCGGTACTGCCGGCGGCATGAGGAGAAGGGCGAGAAGCGCGATGCCAGGCTGAAGGCCGCGAGGGACAAGCGGAGAACCGAGAGGGCTGGCTCTTCCACCGAGCGGGGCTACGGCTACTCGTGGCAGAAACGACGGACGGCATTCCTGCGCGGGCATCCGCTGTGCGAGGAATGCAGGAAGCGCGGACGTATCACGCCAGCGACAGACGTTGACCACATCCGGCCGCACAAAGGCGATCCGGAGCTTTTCTGGGATTGGGACAATCTGCAGGCCCTGTGCCACGAATGCCACAGCAAGAAGACGGCCAGAGAGGATGGAGGGTTTGGTAATGGCATCAGGCGCGGATCAGGAAGACCTTGAACGAAAATTCCGGGACTATATGCAGTCCTTTGCCGAAAAGGGACACCTGGCCTGCCCGGTTTGCGGCGAGCTCGCCTGGGAGTACGACAGCTCTTCCCTCGCGACGGCGAACCGGATAGCGCTGCGGTGCATCCACCACGATGGCCTCGCACCAAACCACCCCCCGGGGTCGAAAAGTAACGGGCGAAGGCCTCTAGACCGCGCCCTTAGCCAATTTTTTGCACGTGCTTTTCAAGTTTGACCTATGCCGAGACCTAAAAAATCCGATGCTGAGAAGGCCGCCAGGGGCACGCTGCAGAAATGCCGCATGAACGTCAGGACGATCCCGGTGGCCAAGGACCGGCTGAGCGAAGAGCCGCCGGTGGGAGTGCCGGGGGACGCGAAGGAAGCGTGGGCTCTGGCTGTCAAAAACGCCCCGGAAGGCCGCCTGTCGGTGGTTGACGGGCCAGCGCTGGAGCAATGGTGCCGCACGTACGCCCTGTGGCGGAAGATGGCCAAGGCGGTTGAGCACGGTGCGCTCTACGGCGTCGACGAGAAGTCTGGCGGCAGGAAGCTGAGCCCGGAGTTCACGGCCATGCAGGCCCTTCTGGCGTCCTTGATCAAGCTGGAGAAGGAATTAGGGTTCACGCCGGTCGCCCGCGCGCACGCGCCCGCGGACGCAGCGCCGGAAAAGGATGGAGATTTTGCGGACTTCACCTCGTAAATATTGCGCGATTGCCCGGGATTACGGCGAGCGTGTGCTGAATGGCGAACTTCCGGCCTGCGAGTTCGTAAAGCTGGCTGTTCGCCGGCAAAACCGCGATCTTGAGCGGTATTCCGGGGTGAAATCGGCCTACTACTTCGATGAAAAGGAAGCCTCTCTTGTTTGCCGTTTCATCGAATTGCTTCCGCACACGAAGGGACAGCTCGCCGGGCAAAAAATCAGGCTCGAGCCGTGGCAGGTTTGGATTTTGACCACAATTTTTGGCTGGAGGCGCAGAGCAGACGGCGGGAGACGGTTTCGCCGTGTTTACATTGAGGTCCCCAGGGGCAACGGAAAGAGCTGCCTGTCATCTGGCGTTGCGCTCTACTGCCTGCTGGCTGATCAGGAGCCGGGCGCCGAGGTTTATTCTTTCGCCACAACCAGAGACCAGGCCGGCATTGTTTTCGGCGACGCTAAGCGCATGGCTCAGCAGACTCCGTCCCTTTGCAAGCATTTTGGCCTTGAAATACTGGCGCACTCGCTTTATGTCGAGTCGACGAACAGCACTTTTCAGGCCAAATCGGCCGAAGGGAGCACGCTGGACGGCTTGAATACCCATTTGGCCATCATCGACGAGCTCCACGCCCACAAGACCAGAGCCGTTTATGACGTTGTCGAGACCAGTCTTGGCAAGCGCAAAAACAGCCTGATGTGGGTCATTACGACCGCCGGTTTCGATACTTCCGGCATCTGCTACGAGGTCCGGACGATGGTTCGGGAGGTGCTTGAGGGCACGGTGTCCGACGAAACGCAGTTCGGAACCATCTACGGGCTGGACGCCGGAGACGACTGGAAGAGCGTCGAAGCGCTTGAGAAGGCCAATCCCAACTGGGGCGTGTCTGTCATGCCGGAGATGGTCACTTCTTTGCAGAAAAAAGCGGTTGCGCTGCCCTCAGCGGCCGGTAACTTTCAGACGAAGCATCTCGATGTCTGGTGCTCTGCCGCGTCCTCCTGGATGAACATGCCGGAATGGCAGAAAGGCGGCGATTTCTCGCTGCGGAGAGAGGATTTCGAGGGCAAGGACTGCTACATCGGGCTGGACCTCGGGTCGAAAAGCGATATGACGGCGAAGGTGCTGTTGTTTCCCCAGGAGGGCGAGGACGGCAAGCCCCGCTACACGGTTTTTTCGGACTTCTATCTGCCCCGCAACGCGGTTCAGAATTCGGTCAACTCGCAGTATCAGGGCTGGGCCGATCAGGGCCAGATTCACGTGACCGAAGGGGCCATGACTGATTACAACGTGGTCGAAGAGGATATCCGGGACGATCTCTCCCGGTACAACGTTCTCGGCATTGTCTACGACCCGTGGCACGCCACGCAGCTGATCAACGACCTGGATGACTCCGGGGCGCCCCTGGTGGAGTGCTCTGTCGTCGTCGCAAACATGTCGAGCCCGATGAAGTCGCTTGAGGCCCTTGTGCTCGACCACAGGCTCGCGCATGAGGCAAATCCGGTCATGGACTGGATGATGAGCAACGTGGTGTCGAGGGTAGACGCAAAAGACAATATTTTCCCGCGTAAGGAGCGCTACGAGCAGAAGATCGACGGGCCGGTTGCTTTGATCCTCGCGCTTTTTGGCGCGGAGTCTGGCGACGACGAGTATGCGGATTTTGAAGGTTCTCCCTCGGGCACATTTTTGAGCTGGTAATTACATCTATGTTTCTACAGCGATTGATCAACTGGGTTGCCTCGTGGGGCGGGCCCCTGGGGACGGCTTCAGGCCAGCAGATACCCCTTCCGACGTCCCCGATCATAGACAACACGAAGCCTGTGCCGGCCGATGCCGCGCTGCAGATTTCTACCGTCTACGCCTGCGTTGAACTGCTTTCGAGCACGATCAGCTCTCTCCCGGTCTGCGTGTACCGCCGGCTTCCTTCCGGCGGCCGGGAGCCGTTCAGGGCTTCTCCGCTCTGGTTTCTGCTGCACGACAGGCCCAACAAATGGATGACGCCAGCCGACTTCATCAGCACGATGTGCATGAACCGGCTTCTGCGAGGCAACGCCTACGCCCAGATCGTCTGGGGCGCGGGAGACGAGCCTGTGGCCCTTATCCCGCTCGCCGCGGACCAGATGGAGACTTCCGTTGTGGCCGGCGGCATGGTCTTCGTGTACACGCAGGACGGTGTTAGGACCATTCTCGCTCCTGAAAGCGTGATCCACTGGAAGGGACTCGGGAACGGCTATATCGGGCTTGCGAAGCTTGCCTTCATGCGCTCGTCCATGAACGAGAGCATCCACGCGCAGGAAAACGCCAACAACCTCTTCGGAAAGGGATCGAAGCCAACCGGCGTCCTGCAGACGGACTCCAGGCTGAACCCCGAGCAGATGGCGATGCTGATTCAGCGCTTCGGGGAGCAGATGTCGAATCCCACGGGCGGACTTCTGATCGCGGATCGCGGCCTTAAGTACGCTCAGCTGAGCCTGAATCCTGCGGACGCACAGCTACTTGAGACGAGGCGGTTCTCGGTTGAGGAGATCTGTCGCTGGTTCGGCGTTCCAGCGGTGATTGTCGGGTCGTCCGGACAGAGCACCTGGGGCTCCGGGATCGAACAGCTGGTGGACGGATTCCACAAATTCACGATCAATCCGCTCCTGACTCAGCTTGAACAGGCTTTTTCTAAGCGCCTGATACCAACGGGCGACGAGGAAACAGAGATCGAATTCAAGACGGACGCCTTCCTGCGCGGGTCGTCCGAATCCCGGGCCAAATACTACACGACGATGGTCGAGGGCGGTCTGATGACGAGAAACGAGGTCCGCGAGCAGGAGAATCTGCCGCCAGAAAAAGGCTGCGATGTGCTCACGACCATGAGCAATTACGTCCCGGTTGATCAGCTGGGAAAGAACCCGGACGCGACTACGGGAGCCAGTAAAAATGGAATTTAAGGATTTTGACATCAAAGCGGCCGAGATGAAGCTGGACGCAGACAAGCGCCTCTTCACCGGATACGCGTCGACTTTCGGCAACACGGACAGCTACGGGGACACGATTCTCCCGGGAGCGTACAAGTCCGTGATCGCTGGCGGCCAGATGCCCGTGATGTTTTACGGACACGACTGGTCGAGCATCCCGATCGGCAAGTGGCTCACGATGCAGGAGGACGAAAAAGGCCTGCTTGTGACCGGCCAGCTCACCCGGGGGAGCGCCAAGGCGGACGAAGTGCTTGCCGCGCTCAAAGACGGCTCCGTTTCCGGCCTTTCGATCGGCTTTTCGGTTGACAAAGGCGACTACGAAGAGAAGACGGACAGCGCATACGGCCGCACGATCAAGAACATCTCCCGGCTCTACGAGATTTCCGTTGTCGCTCTGCCCGCCGACAACTACGCCCGGGTGACCGAAGTCCGGGCCGAGGACATCGCAGGCATTAAAACAATTCGCGAGCTTGAGGATTTCCTGAGGGATTCAGGCCGGTTCTCGCGCTCGGCAGTGCAGGGCCTTATCGCCCGGTGCAAAACGCTTTTTAAGGCTCAGCGGGATGCCGAGGCCGAGGAAAAAGCGGCTCAGGAACTGCTCAAGAAGCTGAAAAACTTCGAGCAGTCACTTTAATTCTCAAGGAAAAATCATGGAACTTAAGGAAATTTCTGACGCCCTCGACCGGATCGAAGGCAAGATGAAGGATACCTCCGAGGCAAACAAGGCTGAGCTGAAGCGTCTGGGCGACGAGCAGGTGAAACTCTCCCGCCAGCTGATCGAAGTGCAGCAGAACGCCGTCAAGGCTATGGCTCCCAAGGCTGAAGCGAAGTCTGTCGGCGCCCAGGTTGCTGAGTCCAATGCGGTGAAGGCCTTTGTCGAAGGCTCCGCCACCAAGGCTCGCATGGAGCTGGCCGAGACCAAGGCTGATGCCGTCAACCCAATCGTAACCCCGACCGGCGGCGTGGTTCAGGCTTACCGCCGTCCCGGCGTTCTGGCCGGCGCTTTCCGCCCCTTCACGATCGAGGCTCTGTTCCCCAACATTCCGGTCGCCTCCAACGCGTATGAGTACGTGAAGGAAACGGACGCCGGCTTTGTGAACGGCGCCGCCCCCGTGGCTGAAGGCGCTCAGAAGCCCTTCGGCTCGACCGGCTTCGAGCTCATCTCCGGCACGATCAAGACCGTTGCCCATCTTGCTCGCATCTCCAAGCAGCTGATGGAAGACGCCCCGGCTCTCGAGGCCTACATCAACCAGCGCATCGTCTACGGCGTGGACCTTGCGGTTGAAGACCAGATCACGACCGGCAATGGCACGGGCCAGAATCTCAGCGGCATTTTCACCACCGGGAACTACACCCCGCACGCCGCCAAGCTGGCTGATCTCGGCACGACCAACGCCACGCTGCTTGACCTGATTCTCTTCGCGAAGACCAAGATCGAACAGAATTACTTCCGTCCGAACGCGATTCTCATGAATCCGCTCAACTGGAGCAAGCTCCAGATGCTGAAGAACGGAAACGCGGACTACTACCTCACTTCGCCCGCGTCTGTCGCTCAGCCGCAGCTGTGGGGCCTGCCCGTCATCACCACCCAGGCCGTTGCGGTCGACACCTTCATGGTTGGTGACTTCACGGCCGCCGGCACGGTTTGGACCCGCACCGGCATGACGGTCGAGCTCTTCGAGCAGGACAGCGACAACGTGGAGAAGAACCTCGTGACGATCCGCGCCGAGCGTCGTCTGGGCTTCGGCATCGAACGCCCGGGTGCCCTCTGCGGTGGCGCCCTGACCGTTCCCTCGGCCTGATTAGGTGTTAACTGACGCATGCGCCCCGGAGGCTTCCTGCTTTCGGGGCGTTTGCTTTATGAGCGTATGCAAAAAGAGATTCTTTTGAAGAAGGCCGCGCTGCTTCCGTCTGCCGGGCTTGTCAAAGCCGGTACGGTTGTCCGGGTCTCCCGGGTCGTCGCCGATTCGCTGATAGCGTCCGGTGCGGCCGAAGAGCCCCCGGTCAAGGTTGAAACGAAGAAGGCGGCGCCCAGGCGCAGAGCGGCAAAGGCATCGTGATGTCAAACGAGACTGAGTTCACAGGAATTGATACAAGCACCGCGGAAAGCGGCGTCACGCTTGAAGAAGCGAAGCGTCATTTCCGCGTGGACCACTCGGAGGACGATTCTCTGATCGCCTCTCTTTGTCTTGCCTGCACCCAGATGGCCGAGCACGAGCTTCAGCACGGGATTATCACCAGGGACGGCGTCGAAGGTTATGCCACGGATCCCTCGGGGGTTCCGGCAGGCATCCGGGCGTGGATTCTGATCCAGGCGGCGCATTTTTACGAGCATCGGGAGGCCGCCCAGGCTGAAAACCTGATCGAGAACCCGTTCGTCGACCGGCTTTTGGACCCCTATCGCACATGGAGGTAGCTCATGAAACTGCCTCAAATTGGCGAGTTGCAGCGCCCTATTGACATCTACAGCCTGGACACGAGCCCTAAGGATGCCTCCGACAGCACGAACGACCTGACGCTGAAGCTTCACGCCTGGGCGAAGGTGGAAGTGATCGGCGGCGTGAACTACTGGGGATCGGTGCAGGCGGGATATGACGTGACTCACCGCTTCATCGTCCGCTACATGGATGGAACGCGGCCGCAGGACCTGACTCATGCGACAAAGGTCCTCTACGAGGGCGTCTGGTATCTCGTGAAGCGCCTGACGGACATGAACGATGCCCACCGCTTCACGGCTTTGGAATGCGAGGCCCAGTATGGCGCTTCTTGATGTCGAGGTTCGCTTCCCGAAGGGCTTTAAGTACGCCGACTTCGATGTGAAGACACTAAAAAGCGGACTTCGGAAAGAGGGACGCGAGATCGCGCGAGTCGCAAAGAACCTTGTTCGCCAAAAGGGCGTTTCAAAGCCGGACGAATACCCGGGACGGGACACCGGCGTGCTGCAGAAGTCCATCAAGCCCAAGCCCTCGAGGTCCGGTTTTTCGGTGGTGATCAAGCCCTGGAAGACGGACCAGATGGGGAAGGATTTCTACCCGGCATATGTCTATTACGGCCACAGGGGTCCCAGAACGCGGACCGCGGCTGACAACCGGAGAAGGAAGAAGACTGCCGGGAAGAAGGCGGCCCAGCCCCGCAAGAACTTCATGGTGGACGCGACAAAGATGGTGGGCGAAGACCGCATCGAATCGAATCTCGCGCACCTGATGGACAAGGCGCTGGCCGCGAAGGAGATCACATTTAAATGAAGCTTGCACCGATTATCGAATGCCTTCGCGAGAACTGCCCGTCCTTTGAACGCCGGGTTTTCGGGGCCTACGCGTGGTTCAACATCGACGACAGCGTGAGTCCGGCGATGCCCTGTGCGTTCGTTCTCCCGTCCGGCGTGACCGCGGAAACGGCGACCACATCGACCAAGTACCGTCAGCCGATTGAAAACCACTTTTCGATCAACATATGCGTTTCGCTCACGAGCGACGACGCCCTGGGGAAAACCGGGCACGACTACCTCGAAGATCTGAAGGAAGAGGTTTTCAAGGCCGTGCTGGGGCTTCCGCTTGGCTATCCGGAGCAGACAAACCGGATCATTTATTTCGAGAGCCAGAGCGTAAATACGTCGGCCTGCAACCGCGCGAGGCTCGTTGAGACGCTCGATTTTGCCTACGGCGAGCTCCTGATGGGAAGCATAACCGCACAGCAGCGAATCATCGACGCACTGCCGATTCTGCAGTCTGTCAGGCTCAAAGCGAAGAATTTTTCCACTACGGACGAGGATGATAAACTCGTCACCGCTGAACTTTTAATCAAATAAGAGGCAACTATGTCGGTTTCCTTCTCAAACATCCCGTCCGGGATTCGGGTTCCGCTTTTTTATGCGGAGCTCGACAATTCTCAGGCTAATACGGCGACGAGCGTGCTGAAAACGCTGCTGATTGGCCAGATGACAAGCGGAAAGGCCACGGCCCTTAAGCCGCAGCTTGTGTCTTCCTCTGCCCAGGGCGAAGAACTTTTCGGCCGCGGCTCCCAGCTCGCGCTGATGAACGCGATGTATCGCGAGAACGATACTTTCGGCGAGGTCTGGTGCACCCCGGTTGCCGATCCGACCGGAACCAAAGCTTCCGCTACGGCTACCGTTTCCGGCACTCCGACCGAAGCCGGGACGATCAACCTCTATATTGGAGCAGTGCGGGTGTCCGTCGCTGTTGCGGTGGATGATACGGCGACCGCCATTGCGTCTGCCATCGCTTCTGCTGTGACCGCCAATGTGGACCTTCCGGTGACTGCAGCCGCGGCCGTCGGGGTGGTGACCTTCAACGCGAAGAACGCGGGTCTTGTCGGCAACGACATCCAGCTCGCAGTGAACCGCCAGGGCTATGCGGCGGGCGAAGAGCTCCCCGAGGGCGTGAGCGTTGCGCTGACGGCCTTCTCGGGCGGAACCGGAACGCCGGATCTGTCTGGGGTGGTGGCCGCGATGGGCGAAGAGCAGTATGACGTGATTGCCTGCCCGTTTGCGGATGCGGCGAGCCTGACCGCATTGGCGGAAGAGCTGAACGACAAATCCGGCAGATGGTCTCCGATGCGCCAGCTTTACGGGCACGTTTTCACGGTCAAGCGCGGCTCTGTTTCTGATCTTGTTTCCTTTGGAAAGAGCCGCAACAACCAGCACGAAACCGTCCTTGGCATCGAGTCCGCGGTGGCCTCCTCCTGCTCTGAAGTCCTCGGCGCATATGCCGCCCGGGCCGCGAGCGCTCTCAACAACGATCCCGCCCGTCCGCTTCAGACTCTGGAGCTGATTGGCGTGGCGGCGGCGCAGGCCGGCTCGAGGTTCAACCTCTCGGAGCGCCAGAGCCTCCTCACCTCGGGCATTGCGACCGAGTACACCCAGGGCGGCTACATGAGGATCGAGCGGGCCATTACGACCTATCAGACGAACGCCTTCGGGTCGTCTGACAACTCGTACTTGGACGTCTGCGCGCTCTTTACGCTCGCTTACATCCTGCGCGACTTGAAGACCGTCATCACGAGCAAGTACCCGCGTCACAAGCTCGCCTCCGACGGAACGCACTTTGGCTCCGGGCAGGCTGTGGTCACGCCTTCGATCATCCGCGCCGAGCTCATCGCCGAGTACCAGAAGCTCGAGGAGAAGGCTCTTGTCGAGAACCTGGACGCTTTCAAGCAGAAACTCATTGTCGAGCGCAATGCAGACGATCCGAACCGGATCGATGTGCTGCTGCCGCCAGACCTTGTGAACCAGCTGAGGATCTTCGCGGTTCTTGCTCAGTTCCGTCTGAATTAAGGAGTGTTAAATGGCTAACCAGAGAATTTCAGGAACCTGCTACATCACGGTGGATGGGGAAGAGCTCAACCTGAGCGGATCCCTTCAGATCCCGGTCAATAAGTACACGCGGCAGGCTGTGACGGCCTCGGGGCGGGTGATCGGCTACTCGGAAACGCCGGTCGTGCCGTCCATTACCGGCAACTTCTACGTTGATTCTGATTTCCCGCTTGAGAAGCTGAGAACTGCGACCGGCATGACGATCGTGGCGGAGCTTGCAAACGGCATGCGCTACACGCTCTCGGACGCTTTCCTCGCGGGCGACAGTGCGAACTTCGCCCCTGAAGACGGCACGGTGCAGCTCACGTTCAACGGCGTGCGGGGTGACTGGTCATGAAGCCGGTTGAGGTGATTCTTAAGACTCCGGTGACCTACAAGGGCACGACATTCGAAAAGCTCTCTTTTCGCGTGCCGATCCTTGCTGACGTCAAGGCGCTCAAGATGATGGGCGATGAGAAGACCAACGCCGAGGCCTTCGATCATGTCATGCAGTACGCGCAGCGTCTTTGCACAACCATCGAGCCGGCGGCCTTCGGACAGGTGACTGTCGAAGACAGCATGGCCATCGCGAAGGCGATCACTCCTCTTTTTGGAGTGCCGCCGGTGGGCGAAAACGATTGACGGCGTCGAGGAATCGATCTTTCGAATGGCGAGGTTCTGGTGCATGTCGCCGGAGGAATTCGGCGGCATGACTCTGGAGCGCATCTGCCAGTACGCGGAAATGACAAACAAGATTCATGCCGAGGAGTGTGAGTGATGGCTGGGCAGGAATATTTGCTGCAGACGGTTCTTCAGCTGAGGGACAATTTGTCCGCTCCGCTGAAGGATGTCCGCAGGCGCATGAACGCATTCGGGAGATCGATCCGCGAGCTCAATCAGGCTTCGATGGATCTGGCCGGGGTGATCGCCAAGCCCTTCGCCATCCTTGCCGGTGCCGGCGGCTTTTCCATTAAAGGTGCGGTTTCTTCGTACCTCGAGCTGGCCGATGCCATTGACAAGGCTTCGATCCGGGCCGGCGTTTCGGTTGAGGCTCTTCAGAAGCTTCGCTACGGGGCCCAGCTCTCTGGCATGACGGCCGATGAGCTCGGCGGAGCGCTCACCAGGCTCACTTCGAACATGAGCAAGGCGGCCGCTGGCCAGAACGCAGACCTTGTGGCCATGTTCAACCACCTTGGCATTGCGCTTAAAGACAGCAACGGGCATATCCGCAGCGCGGCTGATGTGATGAACAATCTCGCCCAGGCGGTGAAGAACAACGAGTCTCCCGCAGCGCGGATGCAGATTCTGACGGCGGCCTTTGGCGACAAGGTGGCAGCGAGGCTGATACCGCTTCTCAAGGATGGGGCCGAGGGGCTCCAGGCTTTCGGAAAGCGAGCCGAAGAGCTGGGCCTTGTCATGTCGGCCGCGGACGTCAAGGCGGCCAACGAGTTGGGCGATCAGCTCTCCGAGCTCCAGTCGGTCACAAAAACGCTCTCTACCGCGATCGGATCCAGGCTCCAGCCGGTTCTTCAGGGCCTGATCGAGCCTATGGAGCAGACGATCGTCAAGTGCCGGGACCTGATTGCGACCAATGTCCAGTATTTTGTGGAAGAGCTGACAAAAGAGCTGAAGGACGTCAACTGGCAGTCAATGATCCAGGGCGCGTTTTATTCGATCCGCGCTTTCACGGACTTCATTCGATCCGTTGGCGGCGTATCGACGATTCTGAAGGCTTTTGGCGTGCTGATCGGCATGGACCTTGTGATCAAGGTCGGGGCCTTCGTTAAATCAATCGCCACGGTGATCGGCGCACTGAGGCTTCTAGGTGTCGCGGCCATGGCGAACCCTGTTGGGCTTGTCCTTACGTCGCTGGCGGCCGGTATCGCACTGGCCATCAAGTTCAAGGATACATGGATGCCGGTGCTTGACAGCTTCCTCGACAAACTGGCCGCCGTCGGCAGGTTCCTGAAGAAACTTTTCGGAGAAACGGATGAGCTGTCGAGCCGTGGGAACAGGCTCTCCGACAGCTACGGCAGGCTTCCGGCGGGGTTCAGGGGGGTGGACGAAGGCGTGGTGGCGGGCAACGGCAGAGTGACGGCCCAAAGCGAAGTTCGCCTTCGCATCCAGACGGACAAGGGAACAACGGTTAGGACAGAGGGCGTAGCGTCGCGCGGCCCGATGTCGCTTACGACAGACTACAGCTATGACGCGATTCCGGGGGCTGATTGATGGCTACTTTTGAAGAAAAGCTTTGGCCGGCATCTTTCCGGGGCGTGCCGTTCAACGCAACGGCGAGCACGCTCACGATTGGCCGCCGGACGCATGTGTTTGAATACCCGCAGCGCGACAAGCCGTTTGTCGAAGACCTTGGCAAAAGCGCTCGCGAAATCACGCTGACAGCTGTTTTCGCCGGACCTGAGTACATCACCGGCATGAACCGCCTGCTTGAGGCGATGGAGCAGGAGGGTTCCGGCGTCCTCGTCCACCCGATGCTTGGCAGCATGACGGTGACGCCGAAGGCGACGACCAAGGTCACGTATTCGACGACCAAGCTCGGGTTTTCGTCCGCCGAGCTCGTTTTCGTCGAGTCCGGGGACTATGTTTTCCCGACATCGTCGAACGACACAGCTGCGGTAAGCGCTTCGGCGTCTGAAACTCTGAAGCAGAGCGCCCTGGACGCATTTCTAGATAAGTTTGATCTTTCCGGCGCTCAGGACTTCGTGAAGGCGGCTGTCACAGGGAACCTTTCGAAGTTTTTCGAGCTCAGCGACTACAAGGAGCTCTGCCGGCTGTTTTCCGTGTCTGATGAAATGTCGGAGCTGTCAGCCAAGGCGATTTCCCTTGTGAGCAGCGATGTTGAGGTGTTTGCCAAGACGGTGGCGGATGCTTTCGGATATTCGAGACTGGCTTACAGCGTCAACAACTGGAGGCGGGTGACGAGGCTTTTGAGTCGTCTGGTTAGATCGGACGGCATGAACAACGATTATCAGACGGGGCAGGTTTCAGATGAAGAAGCGAGAACGACGGCCCAGTCTTCAACCCTCCAGTCGCTTGCTCGTCAGACGCTGCTTGCTGAGGCCGTTTCGGCATCGGCTAAGGTTGGCGGTGACGAAGACACGGCAGAAGGCGGCATAGCCTACGAGGACATGATCGCTATT